GGTACGCTAAGGAAAACTGGGTGGGAACCCAAGCGTAAAAGAAAGCATAAAAACTAATGGTTTGTAATATATGCAAAACCAATGAAGCTGTATCAGATGGTTTATGTAAAAGATGTAGTCTCATAAGCCGATGGGGAAAGAATACGTCTAAAGATGATTTAGGTATATATTACTTCTTTAAGTCGGTTATACCTAAAGCATTCAAGAACTTCCAATATGGTTTTCCTGATATACATAAAGAAATTCTATGGGAGTGCTTAAGAGATGATCCGAAATGGAATCTATACGATAGAATGATAGCTATAGGTGCGCCTCGTGGTATTTCCAAAACTACATTACTTACCAAAGGGTTTGTTTTATATGCTACCTTAATGAAAACCCATAAATATATTGTAATTGCATCTAAAACTGGCAGAACGGCTCAAAAATCGCTTAGATGGGTTAAGCAAGCACTTGGCAGCAGTAAGGTTGTAGCTATATTTGGTGATATAAGACCTGTAGCAAGAACTAAAAAAACTGAAATTGATGTAATCCCTGGTAAATGGACTTCTGATATAGTAGTCTTAGAAAATGGTGTAACCATAGAAGCTGTAGGTATGGGACAACAATTGAGATCTGCAGTAGAAGGCGAGGAATCTAACCGTATAGAATTATTCATTGCAGACGATACTGAAACCGACGAAAATACAAGAACCCCTGAAAGACGTGAAAATAATGAAGTATGGTTATTTGAAAACGTACTTCCTGCTATTGATATTGATAAAGGGAAAATAATATTTATCAATACACTAACCGATAACCAATCAATCCTTGCTAAAATATCCAAACCTAATAGTGGATGGCGTAGTAAAATGTACGGTATAACCAAAATGGATAATAATGGAAATGAAATATCCGTTTGGCCTGAGAAATTCCCAGTGAAAATTATAGAACAAATACGTGATAGATACGCCAGAATGGGTAGGTTAAATTCTTTTTATAAAGAATTTTATAATATTGTCTACACAAATAGTGGGTTTTCTGAAAGAAAAATTAAATATTATACTGGTGATATTATTAGAACTGGTGATACTAACTGGATACGATATAGAGATGTATCTTTAGGCAGTGAAGCTACTACGGTTACCAGGTGTAGTCTTGGGCTTGGGGTTGATATGGCGTTTTCTGCTGAAGACGATGGCGATTATACTGCTTTAGTCCCAGTAGCGCTTACTTATGATGGTAAATATTTTGTGTTTCCATATACTCGTGGTAGTCTTACAATGCTTTACGATGATTTCAAAGGTGAAAAATTGGTCAGTAAAGGAATTATAGATGAAATTAAACGAATGATGGAAAAATATAAATTCGATGTAATTACAATTGATGCTACTGGAACACAAAAAGGTATATTTAGCCAGATTAAAAATGATATTTCTAATATCTATCCGTATAAATATGGAATTAGAATACTGCCTTATATAGCCCCTGGCGGAAGAAGCGCTAAGCCAAAGCATACCAGACTTAAAGATTATCTACAGCCTAAATACGAATGCGGTATAATGTATCATCAGAATAATATGGATTCTCTTAAAAATGAGTTATTATCATTCGGAAGTACTACTGATGATATTCTTGATGCCTTATTTAACAGTATGATAAATCTTAGGCGTCCAGAATCCCCTGGTATATTCGATTCTGCTTTTGGTAATCTTGAATATGTAGAAAGACCAACGTACCATAACAATTATATTGATATTCTTAGAAATGTAATGTGAGGAAATATGCCTGATATTGGTAAAAAAACCACTGATGATTTATCAACTACGGTTGGTTATACTGAACCTGGTGCGCAAGAAGCAAGCGAATCTCGTGATATGTTCTTAGATGCTGATGCGGCTAGGTCAGAATGGTTTAATGATAGATTAGAAAATGATAGATTCTATCATAATAATCAATATTCTGATGATGAGATTCACGCATTAGAATCCGCTGGGCAAGCTCCTTTAGTAATGAATATTACATATAGCATTGGTAAGCAAATTGTAAGTATTCTTACTGGGTCATCGCCTATGTGGGAAGTAGATCCAGTAAATGATGCTTCAAAAAATGTAGCATATCTTCATAGGTCATTATTATATGGTATATGGGAGGATTCTTTAGGCGATAGACAATTAGAACAAATTATTAAAAATATGGTGGTTACTGGCGTAGGATACGGTGAAGTTGCTTTAACCAATAATTCTACGTTTGGTATGAAATTTAGACGTATTCCATACCAAAATGTATGGATTAGTCCTAACGCTACTGAAATTGATTATAGTGATGCTGATTATATTATAGTTTCAAAAGTAATTTCTACAAGAAATGCAGCTAAAATTCTTAATATGGATTTAGAAGAAGTTGAAGAGTGGGCTAGAAATGACATTACATTACCTAATAGCGAGCAGAGTGTTACAAGGTATTCAAAATATGTAGGCGGAATATCAAGAGATGGTAAACATATTAGAATAATATATCGGTATCAGATAGAAAAAGCTACGTGCTATATTGTAGAACCTAATAGAAAAGATGTGGATATAGGAGCTAGGATTTATTTTCATATAGACGATACATTAGAAAAGCTCAGAAAAGATGGAATAATAAACATTAAGAAAATCAATAGATATGTTCTTGCTAAATATACAAGTATAGGCGATTATTGCGAGAAATATTATTTGCCAATTGATAGATATAATATAGTTCCATTTATAGATGAGTTTACTGATTCACCGTATCCTTTAGGGTGCGTAGATTTCTTATATGGACTTCAGAGAACACTCAATAAATTGGTAATAAATCTATTACTCAACGCCGCACTTGCTAATAATATGAGAGCAAAAGCTCCTAAAGGAAGTGTAGATAAAGCTGAATATGAGAGTTCTTTTGGTAAAACTGGAGTTCTGATAGAATACGAAGAATCTGAAGGTGGACACGGATTAGAACTATTACAACCAGTTCAGTTATCTGGCGAGTTCTATAGAATGCCTGAAATGGTGATAAGTATTATGGAATATGTAAGTGGCATATTTGGCGTAATGCAAGGGAATCCTGAAGGAGCGCCAAGAACTGCCGCTGGGACTATGTCGTTACAAAGCTATGGTGGACAGAAAGTTAAAATGCTGATGAGAAATACCAATACTTCATTAGCGTTATTAGGCGATATAGCGGTTATGATGAATCAGAATTTCTCTGGATTTAATCAAGAGATTAGTTTCTATGATAAATATCAAAAGAAAAATGTAGATTTAGCGTATAATGTACTTACCGTAGAAGGTGATAGAATTAAAATTCAAAATGATTTAAGTAAAGGTAAATTCAAAACCAGGGTTAATATTATCCAAGGATTTGGTACCGAACGTCAAGCTAAAGCTAATGTGCTTAGTAATTTAATGGCGCAAACCAGATCGCCTTTATTACTTAAACCAATTCTTAGATTATTGGATGTAGAAGAAACCGATGAAATTCTTAAAGAAATGGACGTTCTGGAAAACGCTAAAGGTAATATTGCACAATTACAATCTAGCATTAAGAGACTAAATCAAATAAATACGCAATTAGAAAATGCTTTATTACAAAAATCCAGGACTGTAGAAGTTGAGAAATTCAAATCTGAATTATCTGATATTAAAGCTAAAGTAGAAAATTATTATAAATCCGTAATGGGTGAGTCAGCCCAGCAAACTATGCAGAATATGCAAGGCACTGAAGGTGAATCTCCATTACAAACAATTTAGGAGGAAATATGTCTGAACAAAATACAAACCAATCTAATGCTTCTATCAGCGACGTAAATAGCGCTGGTGTGGATAATAATGTAAATCAGCAGAGGAATGATTCTGGCAATCATTCTTTTGATGATAATTACATAGCATCTATGGCTGCCGCTAATTTACGGAAACAAGCTATGCAAAAAGCTGGTGGAAAGAATAGTAATGGTAGTAATAATGTTCAAAAACCTGATGATAAACAAATCCAAGAAGGCGATAAAGATAAGAAACCACAACCTACCGCTACTAATG